TTGAGTACATGGCCACTACTTATTTGTAGTGTAATCAACCCTTTCTGGGTAAGGAGAAGAGAATGGCTAAAGAGCAAACATTCAGAAGTGCAGGATTTGTTAGTCGAGAGATAGACCTTACGGGGAGACAAGTGGGCTCTGTAGGAGTGCCTGCTGGTATTATCGGCACGGCACTTAGAGGACCAGCCTTTGTCCCGGTCACTCTTGGATCGTTTCCAGATTTTGAAACAAGATTTGGAACACTGGATTCAAAACATCCAGGGACATATGGAGCCCAAAAGTGGCTCGATAACCGTACATCATTGTCGTACATGCGCATATTGGGGGCAGGCTCTAATGATACAACGGAAGATATTCAAAAAACAAGATTGACAGGACAAGTAAAAAATGCAGGATTTGTTGTAACGGGTTCTGAAGCGGCAGGAACAGGAAAAAAGGTTGGTTCTGTTCAATTCTTGGTAGCAAAACATGAAGTTCAAGCAAATGAAGCTGTTGGAATGCCGGTATTTACCGACAACGACACTTATACTGCAACTTCTGCTACTGATGATGCTTTTGTTGTTCGTGCAATGATCTTCAATACAAGTGGCTCTCGTTTCATGGTCCTAAACGGAGATGAGGCAGCTCCGTCTACTTGGGAAGACGTTGATGACCTTGCCACTGTAAATTCAGGAAAAAATTTCAAGCTTGTACTAAGCAGTGCTCTTGGAGCAACAATATTTACCGCTTCTTTGAACCCAAGCTCTGAAAATTACATTGGAAGAATTTTAAACAAAAATCCTGAAAGATTCCCAGAAAAGCAACATTTGCTTTATCTTGACTTTGCTGTTGATGATGAGTTGGCAACAATCTCTTCTGACGCAGGCTCTATTGCAATCCTTTCTGGTTCAGAATTAACTTCAGACAGTTCTGGAGATAGTACAATTCCATTTATTGATTCTTTTGGGCATTTTGATACAAGATTCAAAACAGCCAAAACAACAAGCTTTATTTCTCAACCATTTGGAACAACAGAATTTGATCTTTTCCACTTTGAAGCACTCGATGATGGAGCATATTCAAATGACAAGTTCAAAATCTCTATTTCGGATCTTAGAGCTTCTACAGATCCAAGCAATCCTTTTGGAACATTTGCTGTTCAAGTAAGAGCATGGGACGATACTGATCAAGATCCACAGATTCTTGAAAGATTCCCTGGTTGTACTTTGGATCCTCGTTCTGATGATTATGTGGGTCGTCGTGTTGGTGATCGAAAGATCAAATACATGTTTGATGCAGATTCTGATGAAGAAAGAAGATTGATTGATGAAGGTAGATACGGAAACAGTTCAACTCGTGTTAGAATTGTTATGAATGAAGTCGTTGAAAGAAGGCTTGTTCCTGCAAGAGCTTTACCATTCGGATTTAGAGGAATGGAAGTTCTTAAAACAAATGATCTTCTTACTGATGCTATTCCACTTGCAGCAGAAACAAGAATTGGAGGTTCAGGCTCTATTGACTTCTTGTCAGGTTCTGTAATTCCTCCTCTTCCATATCGATTCAAGGTTACTCGTGGAGAAATTTCTTCTACAGGATTTGCAGGAAACCCTGGAATTTCTGAAGAGACTGACGGTAGGCTTTATTGGGGAACAAAGTTGGAGAGAAACACTTCTCCATTGAACAGCAATACAACTAAATCAAAAAATAATCTTGCTTTGGCTTATTCTAAGCTTCAAGGATTGCGTGGATTAGACATGCTTGTTACTGGAACAAGTGCTGATACATTCAATGAAGGCAAATTTACTTTGGCACGTGTTGCACTAAGCAATGGAAGCGTTGCTCATCTTACAGGAACGGCAGAAGAGCATATGCGTGAAGCTGCTTATCTTCGCAATGGAAAGCCTGATCCAACAGAATATAAAGTATCTGACGGGGTTTTGTCAAGCCGTATTACTTTGGGAACTTTGGTAAATCTAACTTCTTCTGTAGATTTCAATAGATTCCAAACTTATACCAAGTTCACAAATATTTTGATGGGAGGTTTTGATGGAACAAATATTCTTGATAAAAACTCTTCAAGATTAAGTGATAAGGCATCATCTAGCGATCCAGGTGGAGCGGCAGAAGATGGTTATTTGGCACCAGGATTAGCTTATAATCCGGCTGGAACTGGGAAAGAAAACAATGCAGTATTCTCTTATAGGACCGCTGCAAGAATCTTTACAGATCCATTTACGTTATCAGCCAACGGAGCAAACGTTCCATCTGTCAATATTCTTGCAATTCCTGGCATTAAAGACAGCTTTATTACTGATTACACTGCCACAAAAGTCAAAGAGTTTGCATTGGCATTGTACCTAATGGATATTCCAAGTTACGATGACACTGGAACGAGATTGTTCGGAGATGAAGAAGGAACACGCCCAGACGTTAGAAAAACAGCAGAAAACTTCGATAGTAGAGCTATTGATAACAATTATGCTGCGGTTTATTTCCCAGATGTATTCTTGGGAGATGACGTAAATAATAAAATAGTAAAAAGCTCAGCATCTGTTGCGGCCTTAGCTGCATTAGGCTTCAACGATCGTGTTGGGTTTCCATGGTTTGCTCCTGCTGGTTTCAATCGTGGTGCATTAGGATTTGTTTCAAATCTTGATGTTCGATTGACAACAGGGGACAGAGATGTCCTTTATGATGCAAGAATTAATCCTATTGCAAACTTTCCAAACAGCGGCTTTGTAATCTTTGGACAAAAGAATCTACAGCTAGCTAGAAGTGCTCTTGATAGAGTCAGCATTCGTCGTCTTCTTATCGAGATTAAGAGAATCGTTTCTGGCATTGCTAGAAGTCTTGTGTTCGAACAGAATACAACTGATACAAGACTACGATTTGTCAATCAAGTTGTTCCACAATTGGGATTGATTCAGGCACAGGCAGGAATCGAAAGATTTGACGTTGTTATGGACGAAAGAAATAACAACAATGAAGATGTTGAACAAAATCGATTGAATGGAAGAATTGTTGTCGTTCCAACAAGAGCTGTTGAATTTATTGCGGTTGACTTCGTAGTTACAAATGCAGGCGTAATATTCTAACAAGTTTTTTTGATTAGAGAAGTATTTATTAGGAGAATCAAATGGCAGAATTTACATTCAAAAGCGCGGGCATAAAGGCAACAGAAATTGACTTGTCTGGACCAACAGTATCTGGACCAACAGGAACGCCAGCAGGAATTATTGGTACGGCTAATCGAGGGCCGGCCTTTGTTCCTGTTACTGTTGGCAATTTGCAAAATTATGAAGCAACATTTGGAGCTTCGGATGGTGAAAAGTTTGGACCATTGGCTTCGGCAGAATGGTTGGCAAATGCAACAGCATTAACGTATCTTCGTGTTCTTGGAGTAGGAAAGGGAGAAAAAAGACTTACCACAGGAGATAATCCTGGCAGTGTTGCTGCTGCTGGCTTTGTAGTGGGAGAGCAACAGGCAAGAGACAACGGAAACTTTGGAGACAATCCATACGCAGTTTCCGAGGGAAGCCTTGGAAGAATGTACTTCTTGGGCTGCTTTATGAGTGAGTCTGCTGGCTCTGATGTATTTTCATCCGCAGGCATTCAAGACGGCCCAACCTCTCACCCAATTGTTCGTGGACTTATTATGGCAGCTTCAGGAGTTATTCCTAAGCTTTCATCTTCTATGAGCGCTTCTGCCGCTCCAAGTACATCATTGCCTGCAATCGAAGGAGAAGATCATCTTCAAGGAAATTTGACAGGTTCTGTCATTCTTCTTCAAGGCGGAACTTCGAAGCAAGAATTTGTTCTTCTTCTAAATGGTCACAAGCAATTGGATCCTTCATTCCCAAATGTTGTTACGGCATCATTTGATCAAAGCGCTCCAAATTATTTTGCAAATGTGCTAAATCAAGATCCTTACAACTTGCAAAAGGCTGGATATTTTCTCTACAGTAGCTACGGAATTCATCCTACAATTGCTGCCGTTACGGGAACTGGCCTTATTAACACTGGATTTGGTGCTGGTGCTGCTGGTGCTGGGCAGGAAGAAATTGCATTCTTAACAACCTCTTCTTTAGATAGAAATGAAGGTTCTGCAACGGTTCCAAACTATGAAAACTGGGAGGATCGTTTCAGCGCTCCAAAAAGTCCATTCGTTATCTCTCAAAAATTTGGTGGTTCACCAAAGAATCTTTTCAGAATCTATGGATTGTCTGATGGAGAGGCGGATGCTCAACTATATAAGATTTCTATTGAAAACCTTGCGCCAGCATCTTCTGAAGAGGACTTGTTTGGTACATTCGATCTTATAGTTCGAGACATTGAAGATACAGACGATGACAAGATTATTCTTGAAAGCTATCGAGGATTAAGTTTAAATCCTTCTTCTGAAAGATTTATTGCAAGAGCAATAGGAGATCAAAATATATTCTTTGATTTTGATAAGAGCACAGCTTCTCAGAAGATTGTTATTGAAGGAAACTTCCCTAATGTTTCTTCAAAGATTCGTGTTGAAGTAACTGATGAAGTTTTGAATGGAGAAATCGAGCCTGAAGCATTGCCTAGCGGTTTCCGTGGTAAGTATCACCTTGTAACCTCTGGCTCCGCTCCATTGACTTCTATGGATGGTGCTTATTTGGAAGCAGCCGACGCCCTAAAGAGAGCGGTTGAGCCACCTGTTCCATTTAGAAAGAACATTGCCATTGGAGTCGATCCTAAGAAAGTTGCTAATCGCAATCTTTATTGGGGAGTTCAATTTGAAAAGAAAATCTCTGTTACCGAACCTAACAAAGGAACAGAGCAAGATGAAACAGTATTAAGTTATACAAAATACTTGCCAGATTTCATGACTTCAAATCAAAACATGGTTGTTGGAGATAATGAAGGAACTCCTGATAGTGTTGCAAATGGAATTCTTGATGCTGACAGATTCAATAATAATCAGTTCTCTCTTGAGAAGATTAGAGTTGTAACAGGTTCAAATGGAAAAGCTGATTTGAAAACAGTTGACCAGTGGACATATGTTAGACAGGGAAACATTGTTGCCGATGATACAGCAAAAACAAGAGCTTTCAATCTTGCAAGCGACCTAAGTCTTCTTGGGGTTCGTTCCTTGGCAAAATTCTCTTTCGGTCTTCAAGGAGGATTTGATGGGGTCAATATTTTCAATAGAAATGAAAAAGACCTAAGCAACCGTGCAATTATTGAAGAAATGAACTTTGTTGCTCGTGGCCAAGATGAAGGTCCGACAGTAAAGACATATCGAAAAGCATTGGATATAATGGGAATTACATCCGAAGTTGATATCAATGTATTGGCAATTCCTGGTATTCGACATAGCGTGATTACGGATGCTGCTATCACAACTGTTGAGGCAAGATTTGATGCCATTTATATTATGGATGTTGAAGAAAGAGATACGGTCAACTCTGTTGTTACATCTTCTCTTCAGGATATCAATGTTCAAAATACAGTGAACACATTTGTAGGAAGAGCGCTTGATTCAAGCTTTGCTGCGGCATATTTTCCAGATGTTATTATTAGAGACCCGACAACAAATACAAATGTTCGAGTTCCACCATCTGTTGGTGTTATTGGGGCATATGCTCTAAATGATGCGATTGCATTCCCATGGTTTGCACCTGCTGGATTTACTCGTGGAGCAATGGCTAGGGTTAGCTCTGCTGCTGTTCTTTTGAATCGTGAGAATCTTGACGATCTTTATGAGGCAGATATCAATCCTATTACGGCCTTCCCAGGAGGCCCAGGGGTTGTAGTTTGGGGTCAAAAGACATTGCTTGCCGCTCAGAGTGCTTTGGATCGCATCAGTGTTCGTCGTCTTCTTCTTGAACTTAGAAGAAGAGTTCGAAGGGTTGCAGAAGGATTCTTGTTCGAACCTAATCGTGAAGATACACTTAATAGGTTCTCTGCAAGAGTAAATCCAATACTTAATAGAGTTCAAGAACAAGCTGGTGTTGATCGCTATAGAGTTAGAATTGATACAACAACCACTACGCAAGCTGATATTGAAAACAATACAATTCGTGGTGTGATCTTTATTCAACCAACAAGAACAGCAGAATTTGTTCAACTTGATTTTGTTGTAACAAACAGTGGAGTTCAGGTCTGAATTTTCCAGTTTTAGAAAGTAAGAGATATATACAATTATAGGAGATTATTATGGCAGAGGTACTTGAAGTTCAGGACATGTTGGCGAATACGTTTGAGCCAAAAAGAAAGTTTAGATGGCTATTAGCGATTGAAGGACTTGATGCGTTTCTTTTGAAAAGTGCGGCAAGACCATCCTTCACAACAGAAGAAACAGAAATTAACTACATCAATGCAACACGTTACCTTGCTTCAAAGTATAAGTTTGAAACAATTGAGGTTTCTTTGCATGATGCTATCGCTCCATCTGGCGCGCAACAGGTTATGGAATGGATTCGCCTTGCTCATGAGCACGTGACTCAACGTGCAGGTTATGCTGACTTTTACAAACGAGACATTCAGCTTAAGATGCTTGATCCTTTGGGCTCGGTTGTTGAGTTGTGGGACATTAAAGGTGCTTTTATTCAAGCGAGCAATTTTGGCGATCTTGCATATGACAGCATGGAAAGTGCGGACATTACATTAACAATCCGTTTCGATTTGGCTGTGCTTCAGTATTAAAAGCAAGACATTCTTCAAAAAGTGACTTTATTCTAAAAGTCTCCATGGTAAAATATCTCCATGGAGACTTTTGAATTTAATTGTCCAGATTGCGATATTGGCTATGACAACGTAACATCTCTAAATAGGCATTGGACAAGAACTCATAAAAAAAGCTCTCAAGATTTATACAATTATCTATTTATAAAAGAAGAAAATCCTGTTTGTGCATGTGGATGCGAAGAAACTCCTTTGTATAAGAGCATAACAAAAGGATACCAAAAGTATGTTCATGGACATAATACAAAGCCACCGATCAAGTTTAATAAAAATATTGAAAAGTATTGTCCAAAATGTAAAAAAGTTCTTTCATTGGATCGTTTTGGGAAAAGAAGCGACAATCAAAAATATCAATCATATTGTAACGTGTGTTCCTTTGACTATAGAGAAGATAGAAGAGAAGAAGCCAATGAAAGAGCAAGGTTATGGTATAAGGACAATAAAGATAAAGTTATAAAAAGAATGAGTAATCGTTTTCATTCAGATATTGAATATCAGTTGATTTTAAATTGCAGAAGATACGTAAATCAAAAAATAAAACAAAACGTCATTCCTGCCAAAAAAGCATATAAAACTCTTGATTTACTTGGATGTACAGTTGAAAAATTGAAAGAACATTTAGAAAGCTATTTTGAAGAAGGGATGACATGGGAAAGTTATGGAGCTAATGGATGGCATATTGATCATGTTGTTCCATGTTCCTTATTTGATTTCACAGACCCAGAGCAACAAAAAAAGTGTTTTCACTATAGCAATCTAAGGCCAATGCATTGGCGGGAAAATATTTCTAAAGGAAATAAAATATTAAATAAAATTATTAAATCTGAAGATTATTCTGGCAGTTGTCCAATTACTGTTGACGGACACAAAATAACAAAACATATGCTCAATAAAATGAGCATCCTTGAAAAGGAATCATTGTTGGATGAAGTATTTCATTTTTATAGAAAAAATGGTTTTCCATACCCAATTTACGAAGACAAGGAATTGATTTCTGATTTTAGAGGACTTTTGAAGTATGATGTAATTGGCATTGGTGAGAAAATTAATCTATCGTCAAGGGCAGGGTTGAAGGTTTTTAAGCATTTTTGTCCACAATTTTTTGAAGCTTCATCAGCAAAATCTCCAAGCATGATTGAAGCATTTGAAAATGATGAAACATTAAAGAATGTTATTTCAAATAGAATGGGAATAACATATAAAGAATCATTTAATATTTCTGGGGCCATGATTCGTCAAGGATTGAAAAATTCTTATTCATGTGCGAGAACAAGTACATTTAGGCCCATTGTTGCAAAGGCAATATATGAAAAATATGTTTTTGATAACGCAACTATTCTTGATTTTAGTATGGGATTTGGGCAGAGATTGCTTGGAATCTTATCTTTAGATAAGGATATCAAATATATTGCATGTGATCCTTATAAAAGAAATGTTGATTCAGGGCAGGCAATTCATGATTTTTTGCTAGAAAATGATATGATTTCTAATAAAAAAATTGAATTTATAAATTGTGGAATGGAGGATTTAAAATTAGAGGATGAAAGTATTGATTTTGCGTTTTCTTCTCCGCCATACTACAACAAGGAAATTTACTGTTTAGACACATCCCAGGCTTACCATAATAGAACTTATAGTGAATTTTTGGAATGGTGGGACAATAGCCTAAAAAATATATATCCTTATATAAAAAAAGGAGGAGTATTTTCGTTTAATATTTCAAATGACATTTCAAATGACATGGATAAAGTTGCTTTGAAATATTTCAAAAAGATTAATGAATTAAGCATGGAGTTTCCGAATTCGGTTGTAAAAGAACAAAAAGGTGAGCCAATTTTTGTTTATTGTAAGGAATAAGCTTTGTTTTCCATAAAAACAGAAACATCCTTCTTACAATTATAAAATTTCATAAATTTGCTTGTTGAAATTGTATAATGGAATTATGAGTTATCAATGCATAATAAAAGAAAAGGTTGAGACAATTTTAAAAAATGCAAAAACAAATCAAAGAAAAACAAATGAAGAAAAATTAAATAAAGCACTTGATAATCTTGTATTTGAATGTGAATCTACATTAAAAAAGGTGATTGGAAAAAGATTAGAAACAAGTTGTGCTGTAGATGTTTTTAAGGAGGCTAGTAAAATACAAAAAGAATATAAAATTATTTTATATTAAAATAGTTATTTTCGATTTGGCTGTTTTACAATGGCCTCTTCTTTCAAGAAGAGGCCATTTTTATTGGTATTCTATAGGTTTTGACTATATTTATTAGTCTAATGGATCTTCTCTATAAATATTTGAATGAGGTATTTTCCTTAACTGAGGGAAAGCTTGATATATTGAAAAATAAGTATAAAAATATTTCTAGCGAGGATGTAGAAAGAATTTATTCAGAAGATCCAAGCAAGGGTAAAAAATATTCTGATTGGATGATGAGGCAATTTTTAAAAGGTGCAAGTATTGAAGATATTTCTTCGACGATAAAAAGATTTGAAAAAAACCAAAACAAATTGAAGATTAAAGACATTTATCAATATAAAGATATTAGAAATTTAAAAAATGATCTTTCTCCTTTTTTATCTAGAAAAGAGAAAAAGGAATCTGGAGTTAAAATATATGAAGATGATGAAGTTGTAGTTATTCGTCCTGATTCAAAAGATGCATGCATGATCTATGGCACAGGAACCAAGTGGTGCATAACACAAAAAGAAGAAACTCATTATGAAGATTACAAACAAAATAATGTTATTTTTTATTATCTTATAAGCAAAAAATATGATGATCAAAAATATTCTAAAATTGCTTTTGCCTTTCAGAGAGATTTAGAAAATAACATAGTGAAATTTTCAATCTTTGACGCGCAGGACGATGATGTAACAGTTGATTTATTAGACAAATTATATGAAAATTCCAACAAAATAATTGAAATTTGCAAAACCGACGCAAAGGAACAGCCACAATCTTTATTATCAAAAATAATATCTGGAAATTATGAAAGAGAAGATTTAGATGAATACATGGCAAATTTTGACATTAATGGCAGATTTTTTATTAATCAAGTACATCCAAAAATTAGAAAAGAAGACATAGACATTGTTCTTAGCCATATTTCAGAAGAAACAGATGTTTTGGCAGTAGATTTTATAAAAAGAAATTCTTTAATAATTGAAAATGATCAAATGAAGAAGCTTTTGGATAAAGTTGGTTTGGATTTTGTTGCAAGTATTTATGAAGATCTAGATTATGACCAAATAGAAATGGCACCTCATGCATTGGTTAATGCGGCAGTTGAATCTAAAGATCCACAATTTTGGTCTTTAATTTTCTTTTCAAAAATTGGAAGAAAATACATTGAGTGGAAATGGGTTAATCCAATTGAAGAACAGTATAAACTATTTTTAACAAATGCCTCTGAACTTATTGGCAACCTTGAAAAGGCTGGAACAACAGAAAAGTCAGGAGAAATTTTATTAAAAATTACAAAAGATGAAATAAACAAAGTTTCTAAGTATCATTTAAAAAACATGCTATTGCCGGAAAGAGAATTTTATAGAATTCATATTAATCTCAAAGATTTTTTGAGTTCAATTAAATTTTTAGAAGGTTTAATTGACTATGAAACATTTGGGCCATATTTTGAGATAAATCAAAGCATAAAAAATAATATAAAAAATTCAAGAGAAAACTTAGATAAACTATCTTATATCTTGAATGCTTATTTGTCAAAGAACTTTGATTTTTAAATTTCCAAATTTCTGACATAGTGAATATGTAAATTTGTCAAATGTTTTAACAAAAAACATTTGTTAGCCTATGATAGAAGAAGTCGGTCTATCTAAGGATTTTTAAAATAGCATGTCAGAAGAACAAAATTTCACAAACCACACAACCCCTCAAATGGGAGATCCAACAAGAGAACAGAAAAATGCTGTTTTTGGCCAACAAGCCTCTGGCCCAATGGTTCTTGACGATGTTCCATTTGAAAGCGTGCCGCTTCCATCAAAAGGAGCTGTATACCCAGAAAGTTCAAGTTTGCATGGTAGAGAGACTGTGGACATTCGAGTAATGACAGCCAGAGAAGAGGACATTCTTACTTCAAGGGCTCTTATTAAAAAAGGAACAGTTATTACGGAATTGCTTCGAAGCTGCCTTATGGACAAAAGCATCAATGTTCAAGACATGATTGCCGGAGATAGAAACGCAATCATGGTTGCTTTGAGAATTACCGGGTACGGAGCAGAATATCCAGCAGAAATTCAGTGCAGCTCATGTGATCACAATTATGACAATTCTTTCAATTTGGCTGCGCTTCCGTTGAAGAGATTGGAAATTGAGCCAGTTAGGCCGGGAGAAAACTGTTTCTCATTCAAGTTGCCAATTACAAAGCATACAGTTTTCTTTAAGTTTTTGACAGGAGCTGACGAAGAAGACATTAATATTATTCAAGAAAAAATGAAAAAGCTTGGTTCCATAAGAGACTCTTATGTTACCACAAGATTGAAGCATTGCATTGTTCAGATTGATCAAGAAACTTCAAAAGCAAATATTGCTAGATTTGTTGATAATATGAGAGCTGGCGATTCAAAAGCATTGCGTCGTTATATTGATAAACATGAGGCTGGGATTATCATGAAGCAAGAGGCATCATGTCCTGCATGTGGAAATATTGAGGAGGTGGGAATGCCTCTTGGTGCCGGCTTTTTTTGGCCTGAATGATAAAACGATCTATAATCGAGAGATTTTTCTTTTAATGTATTATGGGGGCTTCACTTATCATGAAGCTAGGTTTTTGCCAATAAATCTAAGAAGGTTCTTTATTAATGAAATTTCTAAAGAATTAAAGAGACAGAATGGTCAAAAACCTGAAGAAGATGTGGATAAGGAACTTTCCAAACAAGACAAGGAGTTTATTAGGAACAGAATGATGATGGCACACAATCAGACGCCTCAGAATAAACCTATAAGCGAATCGAGGGCTCCTCACCATAACACCCCTGAAATTAGGTCCGTACAAAACAAAGAAAGAACAAACGTTCCTACAAGGCTATTAAGGTTTAATGGTCCATAAGCAAAAGCCCTTGCCGTTTTTTTGATTTCAAAGATATTTATGGCAAGGGCTTTTGCTTATTAAATTATTATGGCTAATGCAAACAATGTTGAAATTCAACAACAGCTAAATAAGTTGTTGATCGATCAAAAAAGGATTATGCGCGAGAATACGCGCAGTTTGCAAGAGCAGGCAGAAATCACTCAAAAAATAGTTGAATCTCTTTCTAATGTCAACATTAATAACGATGTTATTAATAAATCAAAAAGTCTTGAAGAGTCATTAAAGGTTGCTGGTGATCATGCCAAGCAGTTTGGAAAACAAAGTCAAGATATGGCATCAATGACAGCAGGTGCCCTTGAAGAAACTGATGATGGATTTCAAGGCTTAATTGGGAAATATGGAGTTGCAACAAGCAAAGCATCAGCTTGGGGTGCTGCGGCTGGAGGTTTTGTAACAGGAATAACCAACGGATTCAATCTTTTAAAGACAGGCTTAAGTGGGGTTATTTCTCTTGCAGGTTCTGCTGTTCAAGGAATGTTTTCAATTGGAAAAGCAATTCTTGCTATTCCATTTAAGGTATTTAATGCCTTTATAAATGAAGCAAATCGAATGCAGGGAGAGCCTTTGCTTGCAAGGGAATTTGAAGAAACACGAAAAGCATTTGGTGATTTCGGAGAAGATCTTTCAAAGCATGTTATTCAAGGATATAAAAACTTAAGAGGAGAATTGGCGGAAACAGGTTTGTCAACATATCGTGTTCTCGGATTCATGCATGAACGATTAAAGTTTGTGCGTGAACAATTTGAAGCCCTTGGTTCTGTTGCTCATGTTTTTGGTTTAGAAATTGCCCAACAATCAGAATACTTTGCAGCTTATCAGAAAGGACTTGGATTATCTGGAGACATGATGAAATCCTTGGCCCAGCTAACGCAAGGAACTGGCGATACATTTGAAGAAACATTAAGAAAAACAACGAACTTTACAACATCTCTTGGAAAACAATTTGGAATTTCTCAAAAGGTTATTGGTCGAGACGTTGGAGAAATGTCCAAAGACCTTAAAACCTTTGGATCTGTTGGCGTTCGTGAAATGGCCCAATTGTCAGTTTATTCTAGAAAGCTTGGAGCAGACTTTAAAGATCTTCTTGGAATTGTTGATAAGTTTGACAATTTTGAAGATGCGGCAGAAGGTGCGGCAAGGATGGCTCAAGCATTTGGAATGAATATTGATGCCATGGACATGATTGCCGAACAGGATCTTGGCAAAAGAGTTGACATGGTTCGAAAATCTTTTTATCAGGCAGGAAAAGACATTACCAAGCTAACAAGGCAAGAAAGAAATTACCTTGCACAAACCACGGGAATTGCTGATCAGGCATTAAATTCTGTATTTGCATTGGATAAACAGGGAATTGCTTATGAAGACATGCAGTCTGCGGGACAAACAGCCGAACAACAACAGATAACCCAAGCAGAAGCCATGGAAAAGCTTTCTGACAGCATTGAAAGAATGATTAAAAGCGGAAGCCGAACTGGTGGATTTTTTGATCGTTTTATGATGGGATTTAAACGAGGTGTTCGTTGGAGTGGGGATTTTAGAGATGTAATGATTGGAATCAAAAAATCTCTTTGGGCGGCAGAAAGAGCCGGTAGAAAGGTTGGACAGGTTTTTGTTGAGGCATTTCCTGGAGTAAAACAACTTTTGTCAGGAATGAAAGATCTTTTTGATCCAAAGAAATACGAAAAGCTCGGCGGAAAAGTTTTGGATGCCTTTAGAAAGTTTTTTAAGGATCTAGGAGATCCTCAAAAAGCTAAAAATGCCTTTAAAAACCTTTTGAACTCAATGAAAGAAGCATTTTCTGGAATGGAAGGAGATCAAAAAGGTGCTATTAAAAAAGTTATTGGAGGTTTTAAAGAATTATTTGGTGCAATTGGTCAAATAATGCTTAGCGCAGTAAAAACTGCAATGAAGAATATTACAAAGCTATTTGAAGCAATAACAATATTTGTAAAAGGAGACAAGACACTATTTGAGGCTTTTAGTGAAGTTTTTGGTTCTGCCGGAGAGAAAGGAACAAATGCTCTTTTGGACATACTATTCAACATATCAAAAGAGCTTGGACCTGTTGCAAAAGATTTATGGAAAGCAACAAAAGGCTTATTGCTTGCCTTTTGGAATAAAATTGTAGACTGGTGGAAGAAGATTGATTGGGAAGAAGTATTTGAAAAAGTAAAACCAGCCTTAAAAGCTGCCCTTAGTGTATTGTTTGGACCTGCTGTTATTAAGGCTCTTGCTGCCGGACTCGGCACAGCTCTTAAGTCCGGTATTGAAATGGCATTTACACAAGTTGGTGGGTTTAAAGGTTTATTTTCAAAATTTGGAAAGGCAGCAGGAGTGGCTGGGGGTGTTGCATTTGCAGTAACCGCTGCCATTGGAATAAATCAGGGTTTAGATAAATATAAAGATTCTATTGACAAGAAGTTCGGAGAAACAGAAAGAGTAGTTGCTGCTGGAACTACTGGCATTATTGATGCGTTAACGTTTGGATTGATGCCAGACTGGATCGGTGAAGAAGTGGCAAACTGGATTGCCGGGCTCTCTGAAAAAATGTTTAATTCTATTGAGGGGGCTTTTGGAAAAAGCTTTGCAGATGATATTAAAAATTATTTAAGAACAAATTTCGAACTTTGGGGTTCTGCTGGCGAGCTTATTACTTCATTTTTTAGTGGCGATGAAGAAAAAATTAAAAAAGCTGCATCAGACTTTATTGGCAAGACATTCAACTTTCTAAAAGAACTCATTATACGCAATGCAAAGCTTCCTTTGAGAATAGGTTCGGCAATATCAGCAATTTTTACAAAGGCATTTTCCATTGGGTTTAGTTTGGTTTCTGGCGTCTATGACTGGCTTGCAGATGCTCTAAAAGACGTTCCTATTCTTGGAACTTTAGCTAAAGTGATTGCAGATGCATTTTCGTTTGCATCAAAGGCCATGAAGAAAGCAGGACAAGTAATCAAGTCTGTAATAGACGGAATTGGAAAGGCTGTTGATTTTGTCTTTAGGGGAATCATAGAAATCATAAAGAGCCCTATAGAATCTTTTAAGAAGTTGTTTTCTAAAAAGTTTTGGGTAGATTTAGGAAACAATGTTTGGGAAGGTATAACATCAGCATTTAATAAAATTAAAGAATACGTGTTAGATATTGCTCCAAAAATTGCAAAGGAATTTAGCGATGGCTTTGATAGCATTGTAAATTTTGGAGAAGATGCCGTCAATAAGTTTCATAATTTTAAAGACAAAATAACTTTTTGGAAAGATGAAGATGTGTCTTTGGCTGACAAATACTCTTCCAATTTAGCATCAACAGCTATCAATTCCTGGAATAAAACAATTGAAAAATCAAATTTAGAGAACTTTGGAAGCAGAGTAATTAATAACCTGGTTAGCTCAGACACTCGAACCCGCGTTGAAGCCGCCTGGGGTAAATTTGGTGAAAATTGGAAAGCACAAGCAGAAAAATCAACAGAAGTAGGATTAGAAACAGAAACAAAAACAGAAACAAAAGCCTTTACAGTTGATGACATATTTTCAAATTTTGATCGGGCAGCAAAATTTGATCCTAAAAAAATAAAAAAACTTGAATCTAAATTGATTAAATCAAAAGAAATTATTTTAAAAAAAGGCGGAGTAAAAGATCAAATGAAGGAAATTTCTGAAGCCTTTAGTGATTTTGATTCTGAAAAATTCACAAAGGCTTCTGATGCCATTGGGTCAATGTCATCAATATCTGATTCGATTTCAAAAATATCAGGTCTTAAAATAAACATAGGAGCAATAGAATCTATTGTTGAATCTACTAAAACAGGGATTTCCGTTTTAGAAGAACTGTCAAAAACATTATCAGAGTCTGAATCTCTATCTTTGTCGTCAAGCAATTCTGAAAAGCTTGCAACAGAAATAATAAAATTGTCATCAGCCCCAATTGCAGTAATTGAAGCTGGTAACGCATTTACAGATGTACCTGATGAGCTTTTAAAGCTTTCAAAAAGCAAAGTAAAAGATTTAGCCATCGTTAAAGCAATATCAAAACTAATTCAAACTTCAAACCATATAAATTCTGAACTTTCAAATTTATCAACAGTAAATGTAAAGCCAAAACTTGAAAACTTAGGAAAGGTTCTTGGATTGAAGGGTAGCGAATCATTGAGAATTGAACATGAAAACTTTAATGTTAATATCAATGTTGAAGTTAAACTTGATCCTTCTAAACTTGCTGACGCAATAGCAGATACTAAGAAGTTCGTAACATCGACCAAGACCAATAAAAAGTTATAAATTATGAAGATCGAAGAAATGCACAAAGATATTCACAAGGCATTGACCGAGGATGAAAAATATAAACAATTTCTGGGAACCATAGAAAACGAAGACGAAAAAAAACAATTGTCTGATTTTATGGAAAGGTTTATGGGATATTTTCAAGAAAAAATGTTTAATCCACTTATTGAAAAGATGGATGACAAAGATTTCAAAGATGCAATTTACCAAAAGCTTGACAACCTAATACCTAATAAAGATAAGGAAAAATAAATGGCATCAGTTGATAAAAATGAGGAAGTAGTTTACGTAATTGACGGAAGTGACGTAGACGGAAAATATAAGCAAGGAGACGATCTAAAGGAAGAGGTTATTGAAACCCTTGCCACATTCTTGCATTGTTTATCAAAGGATGAAAAAAATAAATTTACAATATCTCCTGGCGTTCAAAAAAGATCATCCACAACATCAACCGGAGAACCTGCACCATTAGACGATGTTTTAAATGGTTCTGAAAATCCATTTGCTCCAACTGCCCAAAATGCTCAACTAAGATCATATTCAAATAGTGGACAGATTTTCACTCCTTCAATCGGTTCTTATTTGACCAAAGGAAAGGCAGATACATTCCTTAGAGATGTTGAAGAAGGATTAACTGATACCTCTGGCCAAACAGGAGTTGCTCAAGCTGAAGGTCCAATATTTGATGCTATTAGAGGAGCATTAGATAATAATAGATTTTCTCCTGGCGCTAATGGAGCATTTATCAATGCCGGAGCTGCGCCAACAGTAATGGGAAGAACCCAGTCTGAGTTTGGCCGTCACAATAAAGATGGCAAGGATATTGAAATAAAAGACTTGCAAAAAATTGGCTTCTCTCTAATGTTTAGAGCCGCACGAGAAATTAAGGCAGTGCAGGAAGGAGATCCTTTAGAGCCACCTGAAAGTTTTGCTGTGGGCCTTGGAGCCCTAATCCCAGGTGCTTCACAGATAGCCTTGCTTCGTGCAGACACAAATGACCTAAGGGCTAGTGCTGTAATGGAAGAAAACTTCAATCTTCCAAGAAAACCAAGAACAGATAGCGAAGCGCAAATAAATCCAAATAATAAATCTTGGGGACATTTGAACACTCCTTTGGAACCATTTAGCGGTTTCCTTCCCGTTGGAATGACAGCCCTTGCTCTTGTTCTAACAATTGCAATTCGAGTTCTTGCATTCGCTTTCGTTGGATTTCTTGGATTAATGGTAAAAGAAAAACTTTCCAAAACTCCAAGCCGTGGACCTTTTATTATAGGAGAGTTTGGAAAGCCAAATCCTCCTGGTGCGTTGTTTAGTTTGGCCGCCATTGGAATCCGCGATACAGAAAGAGACTTTTTGACGGTTGTCAATGAAGGGCTAGATTTATTCTTTTCTTTTGACGGCTCTTCGTTTAGAAGAGTAATAAGAGAACCTCAGTTTTTTGCTATATTTGTTAGAAATATTATTAGAAGTGGAAACATTATTGTTCAAAGTGTTGCTGAAGTCTTTGGCTCTGGGCAAAATCCATTAGCTGCTGCTCAGGCATTCTTGGGATTGATTGATGTTTTAAAGTCTTCCAAGATAATTGCGTTTCTTAATATAATGGCGCAAATGGGAGATAAGGCGGCAGAAGCGCGAGAGCAAGGATTTGATCCTCAAGACACAAAAAAGTCATCATTAGAAAATCTGCCAATCAATCCCGCAACAAATGTAATGAGGATTCGAAATGGAAGAAGCAACTTGTCTTCTGGAATGAGGACTGGAGCTACAATGTCTATGTTCTTATTTCCTCCTGAAATAATGAGAGCTTCGGAAATAGGAGCGTCAATTGGTGATGCTCAAAAGTCCTTGGCATCATTACCTGGCAGTCATTTAGCTAGTGTTGATGGAAATGGAAGAATAACAGCAGAAACAGTTGCAATGGTTGAGTCAGAACTTGATTCTGAGTATGTTCCATTTTATTTTCATGATCTAAGGACAAATGAAATAATTTCATTCCATGCCTTTTTGGATAGTTTGGAAGACAATTACACTCCTCAGTATGAGTCGGCAACGGCGTATGGTAGAATTGACAATGTTAGAACTTATATTTCAACTGAAAGAACAATAACTTTATCATTCAAAATTCTTGCTACATCTAAAGATGACTTTGATTACATGTGGTGGAAGGTAAATAAATTAACAACGTTAGTATATCCCTCTTGGACACGTGGCCGAGAAGTTGCCTCCGGCGATGAAAGGTTCATTCAGCCTTTCTCCCAGGTTCCAGCAAGCACTCCCGTTATTCGTCTTAGGATTGGAGACTTGATAAGATCAAACTTCTCCAAGACAGGATTGACAAGACTATTTGGTGCAGGACTTCCAGAAAAACAATTTAATATTGTTGCTTCATCTAAGGATGATAATACATTAAATGGAATAAAAACAAAAATTGGACAAATTAGAGAAAGAATGTTAAAAAATCCGGCAGTAACTAGAGATGCAAAAGATGGATATAAGGCTGGCGAGACAGCGATTCTTCTTCCTAAAAGAACAGGTTATCCTGTGGCACCTGATGCATTGGGAGGGGCTGCTCGTGTAAAGGCATTGTTTCAACAAGAACCAAAAAGAAAACTTGTGGTCACCTCTAGTACAAAGGTAAAAATTAGTGGACCTTTACTTCCGGATTCTGGACTGTTTGAAACAGCCAAGATTGAAGATTACGGAGAGCATCGTGTTGCATATTATGAAGTGGAAGTAGAAAATGCTCCAAGTGAAATGGAAGGAAAGTTTATTGTCACATTTGATGATCTTGTTCCTGATCCTGGTCAAATTAGCCAATTAGCATCTTCTGCCGCTCAAGGACCAGACATTCCGGCAGGATTTGGAGTTTCGTCTCCTCCTTCGGACCCATTTAGCCCAGAGCAAAATGCGATTGTTAGATCATTCCAAAGCGTTCAAGGAAAAGGTCTTGGAGGAGTAATTACGGGATTGGCATTCTCTGATTTGACGGCTCCAAACATTACTTGGGAAACATCTGAATTTGGTTCTCGTGCTCCTAAAATGATTACATGCAATATGACATTTGCAGTAATCCATGACATTGCACCTGGCATTGATGAGAAAGGATTTAATAGAGGATTTCAATATCCTGTTGGAAATGCGGTTAGACATCTTATGGGCGACAATAAAGTTGTTCAAGATAATAACGCAGAAACCAAATTCAATTCTAATCACTTGGATGCGGCAAGCACTTTGCGTAATGCCAATGCAAAGGGCTCGTCTACTAAGGGCTTTCCGGGCGGACTTTAAATTATAAATAACAAGGAAAATTATGGCACTTAGAAGATATGCAAGATCAAATATTATTGGAGCAAATAGGCAGTATGGAACATCTCGTGCCATTCAAGCAATACGTGATGGAATTGAAATTGGAACGATTAGATTTACGAATTCAAGAGTTCTTCAGGGTCAGCGATTAGATAGTATTGCTGGCGAGATTTATAACAATGGAAGACTTTGGTGGGTAATTGCCGCTGCTTCGGAAATAGGTTGGGGTTTGCAGGTTCCACCTGAAACAATTATAAGAATTCCAAACCTTACAGACATTGCTAGTATAATAGGATAACGATGCCTAAAACGACACTTGATGACGCAGTAAATCAATTAAGAAAATGGTTTTTACTTTTTTCTTTAGAGGAATTTGTGACTGGAGATTTGATTAGAACTCTTTCTCTGCAATCAAATGCAGCTCAGGCAAACATAGGAGAACCAGGTAGTGAAAACTCTGGTGCTAACATAGGAGGCACCATAATTCAACCTGGAGGCGAAATTCCTGCTACAATCAAAGCAATCTCTGAAATAATTGTTAATACCCAAAGAGGTAGTTATACTTCTCCTATTTTGATGCAAAAATTAACTGATCTATCTAGTGATTTTGAAAATGCCGGAATTACTGCTTCTGGATTAGCGAATTCCTTGGCTAAATTTGTATTGTCTGATCTTGTCACTGTATTTTTTGAAAACGAGATATCTGATGGCCTTTCTGGAGATTTGGGACCTGATACTTCAATTAAAGAAATCTTTGGAACTTTAATTCCTCAAGAAGGAAACGGAATAAATAGCAATCCCCAAGCTCCAAGCAAAGACTCTCCAACTGTTTCTGTTATATTTAATAGAACAAGTCAAATTGCCCTTTCCAATAAAAATGGAAATGCATTATCAATATTTTTTAATGCGATTCCAACAATGGAATGGAGTCGAGCAATTCCATTTATTAATATAAAATTCCAGTTTCAAAGGCCAGCAATTTCTTCAGATAACAGACCAATAACTCCATCGACTCTAAGATTTCTTCAAGGTTCTGGACAATTAGTAAATGACGATCCTGGAGCTGGATTAACTCCTGGTGGGGCAGGCTCTTTTAATTTAAAATTGCAAACAGCAGTTTCTACAGACAATGACTTCTCATTGACAGGAGATTCAAATCCTCAAGGAATCGGAGAAGCTGGTACTGAATTGTTTCTATTACCACAAACAATGATCAATGCAGATCAAAACAATTCTGAAGAAAACAGAATAACTCCTGTTATTGATATGTTTAGACCCTTAGCCTCTTTAAGAAAGTTTGAAGTTGATGTTTCACAAGCTGCCGGAATGATTTCTTATAGAACAGCAAAACTTTCATTTACTCTTCATGATCGTTCAAGACTAAATGAGATTGCTGACTTTATAAAGGCAGGACTTTATAATGAAACAGAGATGTTGATTGAGTGGGGCTGGGAACATCCTGACAAATCAGGAGAAAATGTTTTTGCAGATTTTATAAATGCTTTGAAGATAAAAGAAAAATATCAAATAAACAATTATGATTTAAATATGAAAACCAATGGAGAGATGGATATTGATTTGTCTATTTTTACAAAGGGTGGCGTTGACATGTACACAAGCAAAGTTGCTGATACAGATTCAACAATTGAGTCACAAGAGCTGGTAAGACAACTCCAACAAAAAATATCCCAGCTTAGACAGCGAGTTTTCAAACAAGATCAAAAATTTGTTGAAGAAATTCGAGGCCAACAAATTTTAAATACAGCGGGCGATAATAATTCAAACATTGAATTGAGCAAAGAGCTGAAATTAGAATTAAGAAAAACATTATCACAATTGAGTGGAACACCTTCTGAGTCCGCGAAAGAATTAAGAATTGCATTAGAGAAATTGTATGGAACGGATGGAACGGATGGTGAAGCTCGATCTTTGTCGGACAGTATTGCAGAAAGAATAAATCAGAAAATTTCCATAATACAAGGAAGTGCAAAAACACCTGATCCATTTTTGGATCCTTTAAATTTTACTGGCGGATTAAAAAAAGGAGAAAAGGCTGAGCAATTTGTAAGCCTTGCAAAACTTGTTCTTTTGTTTGTTGTTCAGCCTTTGGCTCTTACAAAGAAATTTGATGACATTCAAGTTATTTATTATAACCTGAATGATCATGCTGGTTTTGGCGCAAATAAAAATATTGGAGAATTTCCAATAGATATTGCTAATTTCAAAAAAAGCTATAAAAAACTTGGAACCAAAAGAAGAACAGCAAATTTGGCTTTGCAGGAATTTGTTAGATTTCTTGGAAGCAGATATTTTGAAGATATGTCAAATCCTCTTTATGGATTAAGGGATTTTTATAGATACGAACCAGACAGAACAACGGGTGGTTCTGGATTGAATGTTCCTACAAAAAATTTTAAAAACAACCCAACAGCCTTGAATAGCGCTATTGAAGAGAGAATGAAAGAGGCAGGTGTTCCTGATGGAATTTTTAAATTGCCACAAGTTGACATCTATGTCGAATGCGTCCCAGCCTCACCTTCAGGCGAAGGCGAAACAGAAAATATTTTTGATGGATTGACCGTTCTTAGAGTTCATATATTTGATAAATTGGCAACATCTTATGAGGGTCAGCAAGCATTTTTGACAGCCCAAAGACGGGATGAAATAAGATCTTTTGGAAATGCTTCATTTCCTAGAGAGAATGAAGATAAGTACAAATCTTCTCTTCAGGATATCATTGACAAAGCAAAAAAATCAAATTTAATTGAAATAACTGAAACCGACAAAGGTTCTGGAACTGTTGTAAAGTTTAAAGGTGGGCCAAGAGAAATAAAAAACTTTATTGCCCAAACCATGCCAACAATGTTTTATGGTGTAAATAATTCTTCGGTAATTGATGCAGGATTGAAGACTATGCAAGATCCGAAGTTGACGACCATTAACATGATTAATGCGGGAGATAAGGGAGATTTGACCCCCAACGGTGGAGCAACAAATGGATTGCCAATAAGGTTGTTTCCGGCACAGATGAACATGAGATTATTTGGTTGTCCAATTATGGAATTTACTCAGTCAATATTTTGTGATTTTGGAACAGGAACATCTTTTGATAACATTTATGCCGCAACAAAAATTCAACATTCTCTTGAGCCTGGAAAATTTTATACAAGTGTCACAATGACGCCTTTGGATGCTTATGGACAGTATCAGAGTGCAGTTCAAAAAGTTGGAGATGCCATCTCAATTTTGTCCAGTTTTGAAGAAACGAATGATCAAGGCTAAATTCTTGTTTCATGGTAGTATGATGGTTGCATGGATTTTGTTATTCATCGAAGATTAATTGGCTCAAAAAAGCACAGAAAATCAAATGGTGAATGGATAGAAGAATTCCAAGAAAGCTCTTTTGTTGTTGGACACCCAGAATTAGAAAAAGATTTATTAACTGCATTATATTTGTCTGGCACAAAAATTGTTATTGAACCTCCAAAATTTCATCAAAAAGTATTTAGAAATTTTACTTTAAGAGAAGACATTCCTTGGGAATTGGCATTGCCAAGAAACTTGTTTGAGACATGGGTCCAAGATATTGTAGATAAAGTTTCTAAGGCTTTAAAGGGTTCTGACCTAGCTTACTATGAAAACATATTCAAGGCATCATGTAAGGTTGTAAGCTCCTTAGGAAGAATGAAGATTCATAAGAAAAAATGGAACTTTATTATGGATCACGACATTCAAGGAGTCAATCAATCGGTAATCGAAAGCTTTGAACCAGACAAGAAAGGGTTTGCTGAGCCAATTAAGTATAATTTATTGGGAACAATATCTGGAAGGGCCAAGGTTGTTTCTGGCCCTGAAATATTGAGACTAAATAAAGAATTAAAGACACTTATAAAAAGTAGATATAAAGGCGGAAAAGTTGTTCAGTTTGATTATGTTTCATTAGAGCCAAGGCTAGCTCTTATTCTTTGTGGACATAAGGTTCCTGAAGACATTTATTCTTATATTAATGAAACTGTTTTTGGAGGAGAGTTTTCTAGAGAAGTTGTCAAATTGTCAACATTGTCTGTGATGTATGGAGCAGGTTCTCAAAGTTTATCTGAAAAAACAGGTTTGCCAATTTCTGTTTGTAAGCAAACGATAAAACAGTTAAAAGAATTTTTTGATATTTACAATATTACAAAAAAATTATCAAAAGAATTT